GCTGAACATCTGGTCAGAAATGGGCTCCGCACAGATTACCAACCGGGTGAAGTACGCTTCCCTGGCAAACGGTTCTGCCCCTGTCGCCATCGACGTTTCCGACCTGGACGGCAGCTATTACATTGGTATGGGCTTTGACAGCAGCAACGTGCAGATCATGGTCACCATGACGGCGCTGAGATTGGAGTGATGGCATGAGCAACAGCAAACTGGCTGACATCGTGATGCTGTCCCCCAACAGCAGCCCCAGAACGGCGAAGATTGATACCATCACCATCCATCACATGGCGACGGTTTCCTCTGCGGAAGCCTGCGCGGCGTCCTTTTTGCCTCTTTCCCGGAATGCCAGCGCAAACTACTGTATCGGCAACGCCGGAGATGTTGCCCTATCCGTGGACGAGTCCCGCAGGTCCTACTGCAGCTCCAACAGAGATAATGACAACCGTGCCATTACCATCGAGGTCAGCAACAGCGAAAGAGGCGGCGACTGGCCCGTATCCGACGCGGCGCTGAATAAGCTGCTGGACCTCTGCGAGGACATCTGCCGCCGAAACGGCATCGAAAAGCTCAGCTACACCGGCGACCTGAGCGGCAATATGACGCTGCATAAGTGGTTTGCCTCCACCGCCTGCCCCGGCCCTTATCTGGAAAGCAAGATGCCCTGGATCGCGGAAGAAGTGAACCGGCGGCTGGGAATCGAAGCACCTGCGGAAGAGAAGCCCATCTACCGGGTACAGGTTGGTGCTTTTGTCACCAAGGACTTTGCGGAAAGGCTCAGAGATGAGCTGCGGGAGGCGGGCTATGCTGACGCCTTCGTCACAGAGGCGGGAGGTGATACCAATGGGTGAAGGAATCCTCGCCGCCCTGATTACCGGCGGCTTGTCTCTGGTGGGTGTTATTGTCAGCGGTATGCTGACCGCCAAGAAGACCGAGACGGCAATGAAGGTAAATCAGGCCGTGACCGATACCAAACTGGATGAGTTGACCAGAGAGGTCCGTACCCACAACAATTTTGCGCAGAGGATGCCTGTGGTTGAGGAGCAGATCAAAGTTATCAACCACCGCATCACTGATCTGGAAGCGTACCACAAACAACCTGTTAATAATTAAGGAGGACGAGAAAATGATCAACTGGAAAGTAAGAATCAAGAACCCCGTATTCTGGGTGCAGATCGCCGTGGCAATCGTGCTGCCCATCCTGGCCTATCTGGGCCTGAGTTGGGAGGATATGACCAGCTGGGCGGCCTTCGGCGGCATCTTCCTGGAGGCCATTAAGAATCCCGTGATCCTGGCATCCGTCATCGTATCCGTCTGGAATGCCATCAATGACCCCACCACCAAGGGCCTTGCCGACAGCACTCGGGCGATGACCTACGACAAGCCCAACTGAGGAGAGCCTATGGCAAAAGGCGGAATCCTCTGGAATGCGGTTATGGTTGCCGACTTCCGCAAGATAGCTTGCCTTACAGAGGATGAAGATAAGGTCCTGGCAGCCTGGGCAAAGGGCTGGAGCAATGTAAAAATGGCGGATAAGCTGGGAATGTCGGACAGAACCGTCAGCCGCCATCTGGAGAGCATCCGAAAGAAATACGATGAAGTGTGCATCTATTCTCCGCTGCTTCCTCCTCGGAAATGAAAGAAACCCTCCCCGTAAAAAGGGAGGGTTTTTCTTTGCCTTTTGGCGGAAAGATGGCGGAAATATGGCGTGATATAGGCAAATAGACGGCGAGTTGAACCCCTAAAAATTTAGTACAGTAAAGGTGGATCGGGGAGATCCCCGGTACTAATTTTAGGAGGATAAAAATATGGAAATCGAGAGAGACAATAACACCCGTGGAATCGCAACCGGTGGCCTTACGACCGGTATCATCGGCACCGCACTTGGTGTCCTCAACAATGGTGGCCTGGGTAACATCCTGGGCGGCGGTTGGGGCAACAACTGTGGCGGCGCAATGTTCGCTTGGGAGCGGGAACTGTCCTGCAAGGATGCTGAAATCGGCAGTCTGAAAGCTGACCTGGCTACCGACCGGAAGATCCTGGAGCTGTACCAGTATGTTGATGGCAGAATGAGAGGCATCGAGGGCCAGCTGGCACAGCAGGCCGTGGTGAACGCTCAGATCAGCGCAAACCTGAGCTGCCAGCAGCAGGCTATCGCTACCCTGAACGGCCTGACCAAGACCGTTATCCCCATCGCCAGCATCTGTCCCGAAGTGATGCCCCGCTACAACAGCTTCGTGACTCCCACCACCGAGACTACTGCGGCAGGCTAACAGCCAGAGAGGAGGGCGGGAAACCGCCCTCTATTCTTTATAGGAGGTAATTATGGCTTCTATTCAACAGATCCAGAAGGGCGCTGTGCGGTTCGTTGACAATGAGATGGTTCCGGCATTCGTTGGGGCAGAAAAGATCCTTGTCGGCGGAGCTGCGGCTCTTATGATTGCTAACATGGAAAGTATTATTCAGCAGTACGCAAGCCACCCGATGGTTGCAATGCTGGGTGTTTATAAAGATGGGGATGTAAATGTCGATGCGCTGTATCAGGCGTTTGCTCCCAGAATTGGAACCGAAAAGATCCCTGTGAAGTTGCCGATGGTCGGTACCCTGAAGGTAGGCAAAGCTGAAATCGACAAACTCTATCAATACATAAAGGAGGCGTAAGCCATGATGCATATCACAAAAGCGAATATCGAGAGTGAAATCACAAAAATGCTGGAGCACTCTCCTATGACATTTGATAACCTGGAGCGGTATGTTCTGCTGTGCAAGGCAATGAAGTATATTGACCATACCGACCGGGAGTTTACCGAGGCGGATGCCAGAGAGTGGGTCAGCCACATGGACCCGCCTGCGAGGTGGACCATGGAGCAGACCACCGCGGTCATGAAGCAATACGGCTACAGCTACAAGCCCTGCGTATTTTACGCCGTGATGAATATGCTGTGGTCCGACTACGGCAAGACCGTCGTGAAGCACGGCATGGACAACCTGGACTTCTGGGTAGATATGGCGCACGACTTTATTGATGACCATGATGCCGTGGATATGAAAGTGGGCAAATACTGGCGGGACATTGTGAAGCGTTAAAAAAATCCCTCCTGATTTCTCAGGAGGGATAATTTCTTGCCACGGTTATCCGCAAAAACTGGGATGTGACAATTACTATTGGTACGGCGAAACTAGTACCGAGAGTTATTGTCACTCCGTCTTGTGTGGTGTCGATGTGGCCAGTGGGGTCGGAGTCCAAAAGGGTCCAGATGGTGATGGAGTCCTCAGCGACTTCCACACGGTAGACGATGGACATTAGGGCGGCATCTTCTGTGTGGATGATGTAGTCCAGAATGTCACGGAGGCGATTCTCTGGGATGGAGGCTGCGTCTACGGACCGCTTGATGGCGTTCAGGTCCGCGTTTATCTCGGCTTTGCGCTTTTCCAGGGCCGTTATCTTTTCCTTCAGGGAAGGGCTGGAGAGCCCGCTGAGGATGGCATCGATGGCATTGTCCAGCTGCTTCTGGATCTCCCGCTCCTGCTCGATCAGGGCGGCAAGGCGTTCGACGGAGCCGACTGTGATCTGCTCTGCCTGGTCCCGGAGAATGCGGATCAGGCCGTTTACCTCGCTGGGGGAGCCGAGGACATTTCGCAGGGCCTTGGCTACGACGCGCTCAAGCTGGTCCACACTTATGGGAGAGGCTTCACAGTTGTGTAGCCGCTTTTTTCCTGTGCAGCGGTAATAGTAATACTCGCCCTTGGAGGTGGAGATGGTCATGGCGGACTTGCAGGAGGCGCAGAATACTTTCCCTCGGAGGGGATATTCCCGGTTCTTTGGAGGTCTACCGCCCTGCTGCCGCTTGTTCTGAGCCATCCGCTCCTGGACAATTCGGAAGGTCTCCTTGTCGATGATGGCAGGGATGGCATCCTCTATGCGGATGGGGTCCTCGCCGTCCTTGGCGTGGGTATTCCGGGTCCCGTCCTCCCGATAGGGGGACTGCCCGTAGACCAGAGTGCCGATGTATTTTTCATTGTGCATCAGGTCGTGGAGGGAATTGGAGCCGAAGGCATTTCCCCGCTTGGTCTTGATTCCATCGGCATTCAGACCGGCGATGATGTCACGGTAGGAGCGGCCATCTGCGTACTCCCGGAAGATCCTGCGGACAACGGCGGCTTCCTCCTCGCAGATCTGGAGTTTGCCGTCTACAACCTCATAGCCAAGGGCGGGTTTTCCTCCTGTGTATTGACCATTCCTCGCCATGAAGCGCATCTTCGCCATGGTCTTCTGGCGGGATTGCAAGGCCCACATCTGATTGAAGAGGGCGGAGCTGCCCTCCATCAGGAAATTGGCAGGGTCCCGGATGTCCAGGCCCACCAGCGGCTGGGTGACGGAGATGATCTTCACTCCTAGAGATGTCATCTCCTCCCGGAACAGGAACCAGGAGGTCATGCGGCGGAAGAGCCGGGACTGGTCATAAATGACCACCATGGTGGCCTCTCCCAAGCGGAGACGGCGCATCATCTCTTCGTACTGAGGGCGGGTCTCCTTCATTCCAGAGACCGCTTCGTCCGCAAAGACCCCAAGGACCGGGACGGCGTGCTGGGCGCACCACTTGGCGCAGGCTTCCGCCTGGACCTCGATGGAGTCCTGGGACTGGTTATCTGTGGAATATCTGGCGCAGATAAATGCGCCCGGGATTCTTTTTGTCATATCTTTTCCTTCCCACAAACTGACTCTGACAACTCTTGCTTAATATTCTCTTCAGCCCAAGCCGGAACGTATTTTTTGAGGTGTTCTTTACTGCGGCAATACTTGAATGAGATATACTTCATCTTTAAGAAAACCGATTCTTCCCAATTACATTTACTGTCGCAAATAAAAACATACAAAGACAGGAAAAAATATTCTTCCTCCTCGCTCTCGCTACTTGGAATCAACGCTGCGACATTTCCGGAGAAATAAGATTTTGCAAGATGATTGCGGAATGCTGCGAGAATATCATGGATTTCGTCTGTGTCTTCCAGGCAAAGCCTGCATTTTGTATCAATACCAATGGAGGATTGGGCGCGGAATAGACATCGTGACAATTTTGCTTCGGGTGATTCTCTGGACATAACGGATCTGTTGTCGGAAACAGACCACGCAACCAATTTGCATAGTCTTCGCACTTTGGCCAGCTCGATCCATTTTGATGCGGCTACGATCAAGCACAGTAAGAGCAGAATGATAATTGGTATGAATACTTCCATAAGCATACTCCTCTTCCTACCCGATTTATTGGACACATAGTGTTCTATTATATTATCGAACGAAAGTTCTATATAAACAAGCCGCTTACCCAGGTCATAAGGCGGTCGCCGAAGTACCGGGCCGCGCCGCTGTGGCTGAACATCTCCCGGACCCAGCCGATGTCGCTATTGGTAACATCCACCAGGATCACGATTGCGAAAAAGAGCACAAATATCAGGTTAAGCGTAAGAGAAAACTTCAGCCAGCGGTTCTTCTCCGCCAAAAGCATATTGAAATGGGCGGTGATCCGCTTGATGCGCTCCTCATAGGCACGGCCCCGGTTTTCGTAGACGGCGATCAAATGGGAAACCATCGGGTCTTTCACGTTGGCGGAGGGGGCGGCTTCCGGCTGCTCCGGGTGGTTGCTGAGAGAATATCCCACAGCCGCAGAAAGGTCCAGGACCGTCTGTAGCGAGGGATTGGGGGTGTCTCCCCGGAGAATGCGGTCGATGGTGCTTTTGGGAACCCCGGATGCGTCAGAGAGCTGCTGACTGGTCATGCCGATCTCTTTTTTTCTCCGGATGATGCCATCCACGATGTCTGATGTGGTCATAGTCTGCCCCTTCTTTCGTAAAATCAAATATGAGGCGGCAGAAATCAAATGTGGTTCGGGAAAAAGCAAGTTTGCGTATTGAAAACCATGTGATTCTCCGATACATTTGAACCAGCCCCAGCAAAGACCCGGTGGGCGTAACGTTTGGCGACAGAGCGCCTGCCGGGTCAAATTCAAAAGGAGGCCCCAGGCATGACGCAGCTGAGTCCCTATGTGCTGCGGACTGCCATGATGCTGGAGGAGCTGGAATACGAATCCCAGAGAGCGGCGTATATGGTGATCAGCGATATGCACCGGCTCCAGGGCATGGCGAACGCAGACGAAAGGAAAAATCCCCCTCAAAATAATAGTATCATGGAAGCGCATGGTACGCAAGGAAAAAATAAGAAAGGATGATGAAAAAAGAAACGGTCCTGAATATCTATATAGGGAGTGATATGGGTACGATTTGGCTTACCACCAAGAAAGGGAGGATAAATGAACGAAAGCGAAAGCCGGGATCAGACACTGAAGAAGCTGGAATTTTTCAAGGAAAGGATGACAGACGCGCAGCTGCGGCTGCTTGTGGCCTTCGCCAGCGGACTGATGAAGAAAGGATGATCTCCAATTGAATAGCTAAAGCCCCAGGGAAGACAGATCCCTGGGGCGTTTTCTTTTTGTCGAGGGGATTGCCACGCCAGTGTTCGCACTGGCTCGCAATGACCCTCGTTTTTATTTGGAGATATCCTCGTAGAGCTGCCGGAGCATATCCTCCAGGGCCTGAAGCTCCGCATCGGATCGGGTGCAGATCATCTTGATGACCGCTTTCTTCAGCCGGGAGGAGCCGTTCAGGGCGGAGCCGACAAGCTCGGCGATCTGTTCCTCTTCGGATCTCTCAGCCCTCATCGGCTCAAGGCCGTAGCGGAGCCAATCCTCCTGGATGCCGTAAGTTTGACATACACTTGCAATTACTTCATCCTTTGGCGTTGTTTTCCCGTATTCGATGTTTTTGATTTCGCTTCTGGTTCTGTGCGCTCTTGCTGCGAACTCTTCCTGGGATAGACCGATGCTGTCGCGGAGAACACGGAAGCGCTCGTTAATGGATTCCATTTGGTTCACCTCCTATGCATCAATTGTACACCGCTTCAATTGTGTTGTCAACCCAAAAATAAAATAAAAAATCTCAAAAAAGGATTGACAACACAAGGTGGGCGTGTTATTATGGGTTCACAACCCAAACACAAGGGGTTCACAACACCAAAAAGGACTTTGCCTGTGAAATTGAGTTACCCGGAGCGGCGAGATGCCCGCCCGGATCGCCCTCCGGACGGACACCTCTGCTGATTTGTGTCCACTGACCGCAGGATACTGATTTACAGCCTGCTTACTGGGGAGGCGAACCCGGTAACAGTATCCAACCGAGGCGACGGTTGCTTAGGTCAGCCCTCCCGCTTACGGAGCGACCCGGCTGTCAGTTGTGCCTGACAGCGTCTGCGGGGGAGTTACCGGACACACAGATCGGGATAGGCATTAAGAAATCGATAAGGAGTTCCTTAAAGAGTTTCATGATGCATCACCCCTTTCCGTGAAAATCCCAGGTCTGACCGGGTAATTCAATTTTACAGGCAAAGGATACGCAAATCAAGACAAAAAACGAGGAGGTGAAATGAATGCCTGAGAATATCGTTGATTTCCTGAACAAGATCAAGGCCGTGAAGGGCGAGGCTTTTGTTGAGGGTCTGGTGGCCGGTGTGGAGCTGGCTCATAACGACCATGAGGACGAGGAGGAAGAGGAGGAGAAGTGATGGCCCTCAGCGGTATGCACTGCAGCATCCGGGAGATTGCCACACCGGTGTGCGCACCGGTTCGCAATGACCGGATGGATGGCATTTATGAAAGGAGAAGGATATGCCTATCGTGATCGCAAGAGACGGCAGCGGCGAGCCTCGGATGGACAGGCCGCTGACCCAGGAAGAGAAGGACCGGCTGTGGGCCAGGATCGTGCTGAACTGGTCGCAGAGCAACAAGGATGTGCTCCGCAGAGAAATGGAGGCCCGGAATGGCTAGGGATGTATTAACCGACCTTCAGGTGGAGGAGGAGATCCGGCGGCTGCTGGACAGCCCCCATGTGAAGCTGGCAAAGAAGGAAGAGGCAATCCGGTATCGCCGCAGGCAGTATATGTATCAGCTGAGAAGCCTGGAGAAGAAGGGCAAGCAGCTGGAGGCCATGGGCGTTACCATGGAAAATCTGGAAGGAGAAGATTTTGATGATTGAGGAAACCAAGGGCCGCTACGTGAAACCGGACAGCGTGGAGGAATACCGCCGAGAGGTGGAGGCCCGGCGGAAGAAGCAGCTGGAGGCTGAGAGGGCCGAGGCCGGACGCCGGATGAGCTGCTGGGCGGGACTTATCCTGATCGGCGGAGGTCTGGTGGCTATGATCCTGCAGGGCATGATTGACACAACCATCGGCGTGACGGTGCTGGCGATTGCCTGTGCGGTCCTGGGACGGGGGACAAAGTGATGGCAAGACCGATGTTTTCCCCGGAGGAACTGGAGGAGCTGCGGCGCTTCGATGAGGAGCTGGATGAAGATTTCGTCCAGACCCAGGAGGAGATCGTAGCCAGCCGGAAGCGGGACAGGGCAGCTGCGGTGGCCAACATGGAGCCGGAAAAGCGGAAGATCGCCGAGTATCAGGCCGCCTACAGAGAGGCCAACAAGGACAAGATCGCCGAGCGAGCTGCCGCCTACCGGGAGAAGCATCGGGAAGAGCTGAATGCCAAGGCAAGAGAAAGTATGCGGCGGCTGCGGGAGCGGCGAAAAGCCGAGAAATTGGCAAGCGACCTTATGACCTATTAAATTTCAAGGAGGATCACTGATGGACAAATATTATATGTTCCGCAAGATTCTGGACTTCGTGAACGAGGATTTCGAGATCACGGATGCAGACATCAATACCTACGACCATCACATCGTGGTGGAGGGCGTGTGTCCCATGGGAACCATCCGGGTGGATGTAACGCCGAAGAAGGAGGTAGCGCAGGATGCTTAAGAGTTACAGAGAGCTCCGGGCGGTGGATGTGCTTCCCTACTGCGAACAGCGGGAGGCCAAGGACGACAAGGGCCGGAAGATCATGGTCCCCTACCTGAACTGGGCAAAATGCAAGGAGCTGCTCCATGAGAACGGAGCGGAGGTTGTCTACTTCGAGCCCTGCGTGAACGCAAGCGGCTCCAGCCTCTTCATGAGCGACCAGGTATTCACCGACAAGAACGGTGTGACGAACCGCTGCTATGAGGTGAGGGTGCGGATCGTGATCGATGACCTCATCTTCGAGGCTCAGTACCCGCTGATGAACGGCAGCAACCCCGTTAAGGACAACAGTATGACCCAGCAGCGGCTATGGAACGCACAGACCAGAGCTTTCGTGAAGGGCGTAGCGATGCGCACCGGCCTGGGCTTCGGCCTGTGGGTGGCGGATGACGAGGCCGGGGATAAGACCGCGTCCGACGATCTGAGCAGCCACAGCATCTGGGCGATCAAGGAACGGGTGCAGATCGGCTACACCAACGCCATCAAGAAGGGCCTCTCCACCGGGGAGATCGCAGAGAAACTGGGCATGACCGAGGATATGGTGAGAGTGGTATTCAGCTACTTCGACCAGATCGCCAGATTTGAACAGGGGCTGGGCGGCTTATGATCCAGGACCACGACCGCTCCGGTTGGTTCGGGGCCAGCGATGTGGGATTCATCATGGGGTCCTGGAAGACCAAGACCTTCGAAAAATGGTGGATGCAGAAGCTGGGCGTGAACAGGGACCACTTCGACAACAAGTTCACTCTGGCGGGGACCCACTTTGAACACAAGATCCTGGAGAGCATCGGCATCGTGGGGCTGAAGCTGGATGAGCAGGTGAAGCTCCCGGCATTGCTGCTTCGGGTGAACTACGATGGGCTGACCGAGGATACCACCTGGGAATGCAAGACCTTCCAGCTGGCGAAGGGCTGGAAGATGCCGAAGAAATACTGGCAGCAGGTGCAGGTGCAGATCTTCGCCAAGGGCCTGAAAAAGGGCAAGATCGTGGCCTACGGGCTGGAGGAAGCGGACTACGACAACTTCCTGCGGCCCATCGACCACCGGCGCATCCGGATCGAGGACATACCCTATGACGAGACCTGGGTGCGGACCAAGTTCCTGCCGAGGCTCCGCATTTTGGCGGACTGCCTGAGAAAAGGGGTATATCCCAGAGAGGAGATGCTCTGTGGAGGATATTAGATTCCGGGAAATGAAGCTGGAGGGCGGCTGGCTGATGGTGAAGCCAGACCGGGAGGACATGGGCAAGGCCATGGCTCTGGCGAGGAAGCACAGGGACAAGGACTACTGCCTGACCGTGAAGGAATTCCGGAAGAAAAGGAGCCAGGACGCCAATGCCTACGCATGGGTGCTGATCCACAAGATCGCCGATGCCATGCGGATCAAGCCTGAAGAGGTATACCTGCAGCAGATCCCCAATGTGGGCGACAACTACACACCCATGTGCGTCCGGGAGGGCGATGTGGAGCGGTTCAAAAGAGCCTGGGAGAGCAACGGCCTTGGGTGGCCCGTGAAGGACCTGGGTCAGGCGAATATACGGGGATGCAGGAATCTGATGTGCTACCACGGCTCCAGCACCTACGATACTGCCCAGATGTCACGGCTCATCGATCTGCTGGTGCAGGACTGCAAGGCTCTGGGGATCGAGACCCTGAGCGAGGAGAAGCTGAGTCTGCTGAAAGAGGAATGGCGATGAGGAAGGATGCCAAGGCCCGGGATTTTGACCGCAGTGCGAAGATCGCCATCTCGGAGCGGGACAGCATCGATGGGTGGCCCTGCTGCGTATTCTGCGGACTGGCGGCTCCGGCGCAGCTGGCCTGGAGCAATGCCCATTTCATCGCAAGAAGTCAGGGAGGTCTTGGCATCCCGGAAAACGGACTGACCCTCTGCCCAACCTGCCACCGGCGGTATGACCAGACCACCGCAAGGGCGGAGATGCGGGAATATTTCCGGGAATATCTGGAGGGGTGCTACGAAGACTGGAGCGAGGGATCGCTCATCTACAGAAAGGGGTGCGATTATTGAAAGACAGCCAGAAGATGCTGATTCTGAAATATATGCAGAATTATGGAAGCATTACGCCGAAGGAAGCGGAGAAGCATATCGGCTGTATGCGGCTTGCCGCCAGGATCAACGATCTGAAGCGGATGGGATACGCCATCGGGACCAGAAGAAAGGCCGTGGAGGGCCGGGACAAGACCGTGGCGATCATTGCGGAATACTACATTATCGAGGAGGAAAACCATGCTTAATCACATCACCATCATGGGACGGCTGACCCGTGACCCGGAGCTGCGGCGGACGGGCTCCGGCATCGCCGTGGCCAGCTTCACCGTGGCCGTTGACCGGGACTTCGCTTCCGAGGGCCAGGAGAAGGAAACCGACTTCATCGACTGCGTTGCCTGGAGGCAGACCGGAGAATTCGTATCCAAGTATTTCACCAAGGGCAGCATGATCGTGGTTTCCGGTCGGCTCCAGCTGAGAAGCTGGACGGACAAGGACGGCAACAAGCGGCGGACCGCAGAGGTTGTAGCGGATAACTGCTATTTCGGAGAATCCAAGCGGGACGCACAGCAGCCCCAGAACGGCGGAAATTATCAGGCACCCAGCAATACCACCCAGAACCAGTACGGCCATCCGGGAGCGTCCGGACGGGGTCAGGGCGGCTATCAGCAGCAGGGCTTCGGCGGATATCAGCAACCCCAGTATCAGGCTCCTTATCAGCCGCCTCAGCAGTATCCCCAGTACGGTCAGGTTCAGGGCGACGATCCCAACCTCCCCTGGAATTGAGGTGAGCGGGGATGAAGATGAACATTGTGCTGGATGAAGGCGCAAGGGTGGACAGGGCGCATCCCAATGACGCCGGGCTTGATCTGTTTGCCATGCATGGGGCGGTGATCCCGCCCTGCGGCAAGGAGACCATCGACACGGGCGTTCACGTCCAGATCCCACAGGGGTATGTGGGGATGATCGCCAGCAAATCCGGCCTGATGAGCAAGGGCATCACAAGCCGGGGAACCATCGACTGCGGCTACACCGGCAGTATCAAAGCTGTGCTTTACAACCACACACACAAGCCCTTCCTGGTTGAGGCGGGCATGAAGGTGACGCAGCTGCTGATTGTCCCCATCGCCATTCCTGAGCTGAATATCGTGGAGGAGCTGGAAGCGACGGACCGGGGAGACGGCGGCTTCGGAAGCACAGGGAGGTAATCTATGGCGGAGCGGAGGATGTTCGCGAAGACGATCATTGACAGCGATGCTTTTCTGGAAATGCCTACCACCTCTCAGCTGCTGTACTTCCATCTGGCGATGAGAGCTGACGATGACGGCTTTGTTAACAAGCCTAAGTCCCTGATGCGGATGGTGGGCTGCCATGATGATGACCTGAAGCTGCTTTTCGTGAAGAAGTTCCTGATCCCCTTCGAGAGCGGTGTTGTGGTGATCAAGCACTGGAAGATCCACAACTACATCCGCAAGGACACCTACACCGCCACCAAATACAAGGAAGAGCTGAGTGCGCTGGAGCTGGACGAGAACAGCGCATACAGGCTTACCGATACGGGTGCGTTACAGATCCGTGACGAGTCCGTGACGGGTCCGTGGACACAGGAAAGGGTAGGTAAGGACAGAGACAGGATAGAGCTAGGAGAGGATAATTATATAGGGGAGGCTGCGCCTCCCAAGCCTGTCCGCCACAAGTATGGCAGATACAAAAATGTGCTCCTGACGGATGAGGAAATGGACAAGCTGAGAGAGGAATTCCCCAAGGACTGGGGGGACAGGATCGAGCGGCTGTCTGAATACATGGCATCCTCCGGGAAGAGCTACAGGAACTACCTGGCGACGATCCGGAACTGGGCCAAAAGAGACGGCTCCGCAGACCGGAAGCGGAAAAAGGGAAGCTCCTTCCTGGACCTGGTGGAGGATGAGGAATGACCAAGAAAGAAGCGGCAAAGCTGTTGACGCTGGTGAAGCTCAGTTATCCGGCCAGCTATAAGGACATGGACGATGAATGGCTGAGGGCCACCATCAATATGTGGGCATCGTCATTCCCGGATGTGCCCTACAGCATCATGGAGCAGGGCTTCAACCGATACCGCATGACCCACAAATTCCCGCCGACTGTGGCGGAGATGGTGGAGGAGCTGCGGCACATCCACGGCAGAGCAATGGATCTGGAGAGCATATCCCGGATTACCGGGAATAAAGAGGCGCTCCGGATTGCGGCGGCAGTGGTGGATATCACGGAGAGATACACCAATGAACGGGAGCTGGGGGCTTTCGGCATCGATAAAGGAGGTGCGCTTATTGGAAATTCTGGAACACCCGGAAATCGGTTGGATCGAGCGGACGGGTTACCCTTCCTGGATGCAGGATGGGATGTATGAAGAGGATGAGGAGGACGAGGAGCCGGACGATCAGGACGATGACATCGTGTATGAGGATTAAGCATGAAAAGATACCACGATGTGATGGCCCGGTGTCCTTACTATAACGGCGAGGAAAAGCAGAAGATTTTCTGCGAAGGGCTTCAGGAGGGGAACGCAATCCACCTGGCCTTCGACACGCCGGACAACCGGAGGGATTTCAAAAAGGCACGGTGCAATCAGGACTACAACAAATGTCCCATTGCCCAGATGCTCAACAGGAAATGGGGGTACGATGCTTAAATTCGGAAACAAACGGACCGTGGTTGACGGTATTCAGTTCGACAGCCGCAAGGAAGCGGAGCGATACAGGGAACTGAAATGGATGGAGCAGGTGGGACTGATCCGGGACCTGCAAAGGCAGGTGGCCTTCGAGCTGATCCCCGCACAGCATGAGCGGTTTGCCAGATTCTCCAAAAACGGCAGACGGCTGAAGGACGGAATCCGCTGCATCGAGAAGAAGTGCGTTTACATAGCGGATTTCGTTTATGAACAGGACGGGAAAAAGGTCGTGGAGGATGTGAAATCCAAAGCCACCAGGACCCCGGAATACATCATCAAGCGCAAGCTGATGCTGGAGAAATTCGGCATCCGCATCCGGGAGGAATGCGGATGCCATGGTCAAGAATTAACCCAAGCAGGGATTCACCGCCGTGCAGAGGATGCCAGCGGGAATTGAAGACGCCGGGCTGCCATGACCGGTGCGATGAATACAAGGCATGGAAGAAGCAGCTGGAGGCCGTGAACCAAAAGCGCAAGGAATACAACGAGCTTTGCCAACTGACAACAAGGGGGAGACGATATGGGAAATAACGCATTTCTGGACCGCCAGAAGAAGCGGGAGCAGGATATTTTCGACGCCGGTATCCGGATCGGCATCCAGCAATGCTGGGACTTCCTCCAGCTTACGCTGAGAGACCCGCAGATCATGAAGCGGGATATCTTCGGCAGAGACCGGCTGGAGAAGGTGTATGAAGGGATCAAACTGCGGATGGACCACTTCCATACCGCGTTTACCGATGACAAGGAGGCGGATGTGAGCCAGGAGGAGCTGGACCGCTGCCTGTGGGAGATCTGGGGCAAGGACCTGAGCCCTTTCTATGAGCGGTACTCGGAGATCAAGCAGCAGAGCTACAAAAAGGCGAAGAAGGGGTGGCGGGAATGAGCGCGGGCACGGATTCCTGCAAGGGCTGTTTTTACGGCAAGAAATTTACAGCGCTTGCATTGACTTACTGCGATTACCTTTGCATGACGGGGAAGCGCAGACCATGTCCTCCGGGTGAAGGCTGCACGGTGAGAATAACCGCAAACCCCTATAAGCCCAAAGCCTTTACCGTGGTGAAAAGACCCAGGGAGAAAACGCCGGAGCAGAAGGAAAAAGAGAAGCAGCTTCGGCTGGAAAAGCGGCGGGAGCAGGACAGGAAGCGCTACCTGGAGCGGACCGAGGAGGACAAGGAGAAGGACCGGAAAAAGTGCCGGGAATATTACCACAGCCACAAGGCTGAATGCAATGCCAAGCACGCGGAATATTACCGCAAGAACCGGGAGCGCATCAATGCCCAGAACAAGGAGCGGCGCAGGAAGCAAAGGGAGGCTCAGAGATGAAGGTGTTTATCATCGGACTGGCCATCGTAATGGCGTTTATCGCGGCGGCTATGTGGGCCTGCTGTAGTGTGAGTGGGGGTGGGGAGGATGGTTAATGAACCGAAGTGCTGCCCCTGGTGCGGGAAGCCGATTGAGGGTGAATGCCGATGAAAACTGATGTTCTTTTTAGCAGCAACAGCTGCGAGTGGGCAACGCCGCAAGCGTTCTTCGATCAGCTTAACGATGAATTTCATTTTACACTGGACCCCTGTGCGGACGATCTGAACCACAAATGCGACAAGTATTTTACTGCGGAGCAGGACGGTCTGAAGCAGGACTGGTCAGGGGAGATCGTGTTCTGCAACCCTCCCTATGGCAGAGATATTGGGAAGTGGGTCGAGAAGTGCTTCGACGAGGTATACCGCGGTAACTGCCCGTGTGTTGTGCTGCTGGTTCACGCACGGACGGATACCAGGTGGTTCCACGACTACATCTACAACAGGGCGGAGATCCGGTTTGTGAAGGGTAGGCTGAAATTTGTCGACCATACCGTCAACGCCCCGTTCCCGTCGATGGTTGTGGTTTATCGGGCGAAGGGTTTTGATGAGAAGAAGCACATAAAGGTGGAGACCAACATCTTCGACAAGGAGGAGACGTTTACAAACTGCACGGTGCAGGTGCTTACCAATACCGTGACCGGAGAAACCAGCGTGGGGTGGTGGGAGAATGGCTAGGTTAATCGACGCGGATGCGATAAAGTACAGGACGCTGAGCTACGGCGGATGGGGTGGGCCGCCTGAAGAAATTGCGGATAAATACCTTATCGACAAAATGCCCACCGTGGATGCCGTTCCTGTGGTCAGGTGCAAGGATTGCAAGCATTATGTTTGGGATGAATTTGACGGCTGCTATGTCTGCCTGAGTATTAGCAGATTCGTCAAGCCGGACTTTTGGTGCGCCCACGGAGAAAGGAGAAGCAATGAGGCTGATTGATGCGGATAGACTGCTTCGTGATCCATACTTTCAGGAAGACAGATGGCCTGAATCCCATTTGATAAGAATGGCAGTCAGAGAACAGCGCACCGTGGATGCCGTTCCTGTGGTGCATGGGCGGTGGGAAAACTTGGGAGAACACAGAAGAATGGATTTGCGTTGTTCCGTTTGCGGAAACCGTGCAGATAAATTTGTCGGCGGAACAGAAGATTGGTACTGTCTTTGGAAACCAGCCTACTGCCCCAACTGCGGAGCGAAGATGGATTTGGAGGTGGAGAACCGATGAAGGATAGTACGAAGATTAAACGCTGCCCTTACTGCAAACACCCGAAACCGTGGATTGTAAGGATTCATCCTCTTAGGGGGATTTTCACGAAATACTATATAGAGTGTAGCATCTGCCATTGTTGCGGAAAGACGAAGATTGGAAAGCGCAGAGCAATCAAGGCTTGGAATTCTTTGTATGAATATGGTGTAAAGAATGTGGTTAGGGGGTGACTGACAATGCCTGATGTGAGAGAAAAGCTGGTGGAGCTGCTGCGTAGCGTTCCGAGACGGGAAGAAGTGTCTATTGGCCGGGGCTGCGGTAAGTCTTTTGCCCGGCTTGGGATTATTGCAGACCACCTGATCGCCAACGGCGTGACCATCCAGCGGTGGATTCCGGTGACGGAGAGGTTGCCGGAAAACGACCAATGGGCTCTTTGTTTTATGAAAGACAAGAGTTTTGGAACATTCCGTGTATTTCAGTGGAACTATATTGATTGGCAGTGGAACGATGGGAATGAGTGGTTTGACGAGAAGGATGTCACCCACTGGATGCCGCTCCCGGAGCCGCCGAAGGGGGAATGATCATGGAGAGCAAGTATGGCGAGGGCATCGTCTATGCGCTGGAGAACATCATCTGGTATGATGGCCTTCATTTCTGGCTCAAGGATTTGCGGGATGATCTTTTGAAATTCTCTGAGAGCGAAGAGTCAGAGCGGAGCTTTTACTGTTGCCCTTTAGATACCCAAATTTGGCATACTGAACGCCATGTGATCTGGATGCTTCTTGTGGGGATGTTCGGGGACTGGGGCACCAGCATTAGAGCAGGGTGGATAGAAAAGATCCCTGAGTGCGTCGATTTTATTGATCAGATCTGTAAGACTTCTTGGGAGGCTGAGGAGGATAAATATGGCTGAGAGTTGGCAGGAAGCCTGCTGGAAGGCGGAGCGGGAGCTGGAGGAATACAAGGGGACCATTGTTCCGGCGCTGGTTCAGAAGGTGAAGGAGCTGGAGGAGAAGAACCGAAAGCTGGAGGCTATGAACGAGCGGCAGAGCATCGTCATGGGGAAGATGCACGATGAGGTATGCTTCCTTCGCAGGTTTGTTCACGACCAGGGGCTGGATTTCCAGATGACCCAGGCGTGGCTGAAATGAATGGAAAGAGAGGGGGCTGCGGCCTCCTCTCTTGCTGTTCTTGGGCGCAAGGACCGGATGTGGGGAAGGTTTTGAGGAGGTTTTTTCGTTTAGGGGGGGATTACTGTACGGGAGAAATATTGTATATGATTCCGGTATCGATCAACGCGGAGGAGGGAGGCTTATGGCGGACTGGTCGAAGATAAAGACCGAGTATATCACCACGGACACCAGTTACCGTAAGCTGGCCGAGAAATACGGCATCAACAAGGACACCATCTACGCTAAGGCGAAAAAAGAAGGGTGGCCGGATAAGCGCAGACAGTTTGTCGACAGGACCCAGACAAAAATGCTGGCTGTCGAGGAAACCAGGACCGTGGACAGGGCTACAAAGCTGCTGGATGTGAGCGACCTCCTGCTGATGAAGGTGCGGCAGCTTCTGGAGAGCGATGACAAGATCGCACTGGATACCCAGGGGATGCGGCACATCTCAGGCGTGCTCAAAGACCTGAAGGAGATCCAGATGGTCAGAAGTGAGGCGGATCTGAGAGAGCAGGAGGCAAGAATCGCAAAGCTCCAGCGGGAGGCCAGAGAGGAAGACACCAACAAAGAGCCGATCAGGGTCATTATTGACGATGGCCTGGACGGATATACCCATTAAATGAGGAGGAAAAGATATGAGCGAACCCAGTTACGAGGTGAAAATCCCGAATATTATGAATCCTTTTACCGTGGAGGTGAACGGTAACACCTACAGTTTCCCGGCGGGAACCACGCAGGAGGTGAACCAGGAGGTTTACGATGTGATCCGCAACATCGAGAGTATGGTCCCCACGCCCAACCCCAGAGCCGGTGAGCCCAGTTTCGAGAGCCTGCGGGACCGGCCCTTCTATGAGAGCACCGAGGTGCTGTTCGACCAGAGGGTGGAGCTTGTGGCTGAAGACGGAGTTGAAAACTCTTACACTGGACCATTCCCTGAACTTCTCGAAGCGGATAAAACATACAGTGTTACCTATAACGGCAATGTGTACAAGTGCGTTCCATTAGACGCTCTTGGTGCAGGCTATCCTACATTCATCGGGAACACCAGTGTTGTGGGTGGCGCAGACACAGGAGAGCCTTTTGCTATTGTTGTAGTGGAAGATCCTGATGGTGGTATTGGAACGTCGATTATTCCTTGTGCTGGCGACACCTCCGCCACGGTCAAAATCGAGAAGTCCGTCATCCACACCATTGACCCCAAGTTCTTGCCCGATAGTGGGGGTGGTGGCGTGGTAATCGTGCAGGATTCGGCTATGGCTTCTGGTATTGCAGTACAACTACCTTGCCAACCTGGACACTGATTCCGAGCGGTGGTGGGTTATGTCCGCTAAGGACGCCATCAAGGAGATGGAGGATTTGGAGTATGACCTGAACTTCTCCATGAGCCTTTACTCCCCAGAGGATCAGGAGCGGATGAAGGCACGGTACGCCGGCCTTCAGAGCATTTACGGCGATAACGCCGAGGCGGTGAGGGAAGCGTGGAAAACAAGGTCTGCTGACCTTGACGAGGCTGTGAAATTCCAGAAGGGTCTGCGGCAGAATGAGCGCATCCAGGGCTGGCAGAATAAATACGCCGGAATGAGCTACTATGACCTGAATGGGGCCATTGGGAAGGTCACGGACCCGGCGGAAAAGGCATGGCTGGAGCAGTACGCCCCCACCCAGATGACCGATCAGGACTACAGCATTGCCATGGGCGATATCAACACGGAGCTTTACAAGCTGGAAAAGCTGGCGGAAAGCCTTGCGGATGATCCCATGAACCAGGAGGCCGGACGGCTTCAGGAGATGGGCCTGGAAAGCGCTGCGGACGTCAACAACCGGATCGAGGAGCTGAAGCGGCAGAAATGGCAGCTGGAGCACGGAAGGGACTACGCAGGGCTGAGTCAGAATGAGGATTATGAGCTGATGTCCTCTTTCACCAACAGCGGCGGCGGACGGAATTTCCGGGGCGTGAATGACAGCCAGAATTTTCTGGATGTAATCGGCTGGGCCGCTGTGGGCTCATATTACGCACCTGAATACGACCGCATGACCGAGGAGGAAGTGAACAACTTCAACTACCTCTATCAGACCCGGGGCAAGGAAGCGGCAGATGAATACATGGAGTATTTGAAGCCGCAGCTGGATGCCAGAACCTCGGATGCTTTTGCTCAGGGGCTTTCTGAATTTACAGGCAAAAACCTGGGGACGGCGATTCTGGGCAACGCCGCGTCTGTCCCGTTGAATCTGATCGGCGGCGTGGGCTACCTTGATCTGGCGAAGCAGCATCTTTGGCAGGACATTACGGGCGATTACCGGCCAATCAATTACAATACTCCCGGCATGATGCCCACCAGGGGCACGGAGGCTGTCCGTGGTACCACGGCGGGAATGATCACGGACGCTACCGGCACAATTCAACTGGACGAAAAGAAGCACCCGGTACTCAGCACCATCCTGAACGGCAGAGGTCTGGCGGACGTTTACCAGCTGGGCATGAGCGCCATCGACAGCAGGGTGGCGGCACTGACCGGCAACCCCGCCGTAGCGACCGCACTGCTTTCCTCCTCCGCAGCCACCAGCGGTGTGCTGGACGCTCTGGAGCGGGGCGCAACGGATGAGCAGGCGCTTTCCATGGGCCTGTGGAACGGCGCGTTTGAGGCGCTGTTTGAGTACATCGAGGTGGATAACCTCCTGAAGGGCGACCCCAACTGGATCAAGGCGGTGACCAATCAGGCCATCACCGAGGGCCTGGGTGAAGGCTTCACCTCCGTAGCCAACAACATTGCCGACGGAATCATCATGGCGGACAAGTCCGCTCTCATGCAGGCGGCTGCGGAATATGAGGCCCAGGGCCTTTCCGAGCGGGAGGCTTACCGCAAGGCATTTTCGGACATGATGGTGGACATCGGCTGGGATATCGTCGGCGGTGCTGTGTCCGGTGGATTTGCCGCAGGCGGTCAGAGCCTGATGCAGAACTACATCGCAGACATGGCCTCCGGCAGATATGTCCAGGAAAATCAGATGCAGGACCCTCTGATGCAGCTGGCACAGAGCATGGCCGGTGTTCGTCCCGGCAAGCTGGATGCCTATGCACAGCGGGCCGCAGCGAAACCCAGCACCCGGAACATGGGCCGCCTCTACAATGAGGTCAACAGGGTGGTGGACCGGCAGAACATGGACCAGCTGGCCCAGGCTCTTGAGGCCCAGGGACTGAGCAGGAAGGATGCCACCCACCTGGCAACAGCCATCGGGCTGGACATCAACGGCATCGAGCTGACGAAGACCCAGGAAAAGCTCCTGAAGCAGTTTGAGGACAGCGAGAAGGTCATGGCGGCTGTGGAGGAGGTGCTTGGCAGCACCGCATTCCTGGAGCGGAACGCAAGGGTACGGAACCTCGGCGCAACGCAGAAGAAGGCACCTACGGCGGCGCAGGAGGCTCACGGACAGGCGAAAGCGGAAGAGAAGACCACCGTGCCCGAAGCGAAGATCGAGACCTCCCATGCAGTCAGCGAGGACGGCAAGACCCACCTCATCGAGGAGCCGGACAAGGCCGTCAGCATCCAGGGCATCGAGTCCATCAAGGATGGCAAGATGATGCTGAAGCTGGAGGACGGCGGCGTGGTGGACTCCGACAGCGTGAGCTACGCAGATGAGGGCGATGCGCTCGTCTACGAGATCCTTTCCGATATGGGCGTATCGGCTGAGAATGCCAACGCCATCTATCAGGAATTCAGGGCATCCAACAGACCCGCTGCCGAATTCGCACTGGACCTTCAGGAGGCATATCAGTATGGCTCGTTCAATCAGACACTGAAGGAGGCTAATAGTTCTCCTGCGGCGAAGCTGGCATGGAACGAGGGCCGCATGGCTGCGATCTCCCGGAGCGATAAGCGGCAGGCAGCGGTGGAGGAAACCTACAAGAGGGCCGCCGAGACCCTGAAGCAGAGCGGCAAGGAAAGACGGGGAGACCATCATGCTGTGCTTGCGGAAAACATCACCGCCCTGTCCCTGACGGAGTCCCAAAAAGCTTCCTATGAGCTGGCGGACCGGGTGGCACAGGCGGCGAAGGTGGACATCGTAGTCTATGACGGCGAGGCACTGGAGCAGGGCTACTACAAGGGCGATACGGTCTACCTGAACCTGAACGCATCCAACAAGAACCGGCAGTCCATGATGGCTTTCGTGCTTGGCCATGAGCTGGTGCACAGAGCGAAGAAGGGCAGCCCGAAGAAGTATCAGGCGTTTGCTGACTTCCTGGTGGAGCAGTACGGCAAGCAGGGGTCCGATGTGGATGCCATGATCGCCGAGCAGATGCAGGCTGCCAAGGAGAACGGCATCGAGATGACCACGGACGAGGCGTTCGATGAAGTGGTGGCGGATGCCTGTCAGCGGATGCTACTGGACACCGATGCCGGACAGAAGCTGGCACAGTTTGGTGCGGAAAGCAAGCAGAACAAGAGCATCCTGGATGACATCAAGCGGTGGATCACCGAGTTCATCGAGAAGCTCAGGAGCATCTTCAAGGATGTGGAGCCTGGTTCCCTTGCAGCGCAGGAATTCGGAAAATTCGAAGACGGCGTGAAGCAGATCCTGGCTGATATGTATGTGGATATGACCATGGAGGCCGGTGAGCACCTGTCCGCCATCAAGGAGGCCTTTGGCGAGGATGCGCTCATCGAGACCAACGACCGGGGCGAATTCACCATGGCTCAGAATGAGGACGGCTCCGAGAAGGTCTTCAATCTGGTGACCTGGAAGAACGGCGGCAGAGCCACCCTGGAGGCTACCCTCCTGAGAGAGGGCTATAGCCGGGAAGAGGTGGATGCGGCTCTGACCATCATGGACGGCAAGCAGGAGCTGGTGGAGTCCATCGCGAATGAAGTGGACGGGAACGGCAAGCCCGTATTCCCGGAGCAGGGCAGGATCAATGAAGCCACCCTGACCACGGACATCAAGACCGGTCATTCCGTGCTGTCAGCCCTGGTATCCAACGGTGACTACCCTGTGAACATCGACCTGCTGATGGTCTGCAAGAAGCGGAAGGCTTATCAGAGAGTCATCAACAGGCTGTGCGAGACCGGACTGATCAGACAGGCCACCGTGGATGCGCTGGCGATCGCTCAGATCAACAAGATCCTGGGCAAGTACGGATTTGAAACGGCCTGCCTCGGCTGCTTCGTGGAATCCAAGAGACTGCGTATCCAGGAATGGGCGCAGACCATCGTGAGCGAATGGAACGGCGAGGTCCGCAAGCGTGACCCCAATGCAAAGGCGTTTGGATTTGGCAAGGGTGAGGCAACGCTGACCCCTGACGAGGTCATGCAGCTGGTCGGTGAGCTGGAAAGCGGCGGCGATAAGAATGACAAGGGCAACCTGAACCTGGGCCAGGGCAGCGCAGTCAAGCGCATGGGTGTCCTGCTGGATAAGGTGCCGTCTCTGAGAAAGACTCTGTCCATGGAAGACCTGGTGACCCCGGAGGGCCTGACCGCCCTGCGACAGATGGACTCCAACCTTTTCTCTATGGTCAAGTCCCGGTACGGTTCCAACAGCCCCAAGTTCGTGCAGGAGTTCAATCCTTACAACCATGAGCTGGCCATGTACGGCAAAGTGCCTCGGCAGTATAAGAGTCTGAGAGAATATCTGTATGCCATCGGCGGCGCGAGAATGCAGAGCTTCTCCGACTTCATCGTGGAGAACTGGTTCGACTACTGTCAGATCGTGGCGGACCTGGCGGCACGGAAACTGCCCATGCACACCTACACCAAGGAGATCGCCATGGTCAAGCTCTTCGGCATGAGCGGAATCAAGATCAACATGAGCCTGATCCCGGATGTGGACCGGAGCCTGGGCAAGGAATACGCAGGTCTTACCATCAACGAGGACGGCCAGCTGGAGCTGATTTGGTCCGATAAGGACCGCTTCAAGGCCACCGGCGGCAAGAGCTACATGCAGAGCATCAACTTCGCTGATGCGATGGCATTGCAGAACGACCCCCGATACAGCTCCAATGTGGGCACGATCGCCATCGGTATCTCTGACAGGCAGATCCGCATGATGCTGAACGACAGCAGGATCAGGATGGTCATTCCTTATCACGCCAGCGGCATGAATCCGATCTTCGCGGACCTTATGGGTACATCCTTCTACAAGGATTACACAAATTTCCAGAACACCACCGTGAAGCAGATGTATGACAGCAACGGAAATCCCGTGAAGGTGAAGCTGGAGAAGGCGGATATCGCAAATCTCACCTCCGGTTTCCAGTTCAACGAGGTGCTGCAGGAGCTGGGCGATGCCAGGGCAGCGGCGGAGGCTTACAAGGAATGGTGCGCCGATGCCAGCAAGCACACCATCACCGTCAAAGGCAAGACCTACACGGCGGAGCTTACTCCCAAGTTCAACGACTTCCGGGATGAGCAGAACTACTACAAGCTGCTGGCGGACTTCAACCCCTACGACTGCATCACGGAGGAGGCCGCTCCCCAGGGCGATGTGCAGCAGGTGTATCCCGAAGGTTTTGAGGATATCCTGCGCTCCGAGCTGAAGGGCCAGGAGGGCCACCGGCAGAAGCAGGAGAAGAACCAGGCCTTTGACAAGGCAATGGGCGAGATCGAGAGCTACCTCCAGACCCACACCAAGGCGGACACGGTCTATTATGCTGAGCAGCACGGCGTGAAGCTGGGCGCAAAGGATAAGAAACTGGATGCCGCCGGAAAGGAGCGGCTGGCGCAGCTGCGGAAGGAGGGGGCGAAGTTCAAACTGTCGAAGGGTAATAACCCTTATGCCTATGATGCCCTGATCAGCAAGCCTGACATGGTGGTCACCACCGTAGGAGGCAATGTTCCGAAGAACCGTGCCGATGTTGCTCATGCAGCAAAGCAAAACGCCGCCAATGTTGGGAAATTTGACCCCAAGACTGGCAGCGTAAGTGTGCATGTGGAAGATATCGACACAGATGTGATCCTGTCCACAAAGGGGCTGAGACATGGACTGCGAAGGACCAACGACCCGCTCAATGTTCCGAATTACATTGTAACGGTAAAGGCCGGCGAGATCCTGAAAAACTCCATTCGCATCAACGAGATAACCCCTAGTGATGACAATGCGAAGAGCAGCTATGTGCTGATGGGTGCGGCAATGGATACAGACGGAACCTATGTTGTGAGGTTTGTTGTTAATCATTTCGACAACAATATCACTGCTATGGATGTCCTTTATGCTGTGAACGCAAAAAAAGAACCGGCTGCGACAAAATCGCCCAGACTCACGGCAAAGCCGCTATCCGTTACCGGTTCTACCATCAGTATATCGGATTTGCTGGACCTTGTCAACCAGCATTTTCCTGATATCCTCCCTGAAGAAGTGCTGAAACACTATGGTTATGACTCTAGGCCTGAAGGCGAGCTCGGAGAAGACGCACTATATAAGCTACCGGTAGGCGAGGACACCTCCCCCCGCGCTCTGCTTGCCAATGCCTTTGAGGGCGTGGTGCAGAACGACATCGAGAGGCGCAACTTGGAGAGGTATCAGAGCCGGGTGTCGGAGCTGGATGCGGAGGAGGCAAAGCTGAAGGAGCTGAGAGCACAGATCCGGGAGATGTCCTTCGCCAAGGGGCCGCGTGACGAGTCTCGACTCAGCGAGCTGCGGACCGAGGCAAATGCCACCGCAAACAGGATCAACACTCTGGACAAGATGCTGCTCCGGTTCGAGGCATCCGCACCGCTCCAGGGCATCATCGAGCGGGAGAAGGAAGCGGTACGCAAGAGGACTCAGGAAAAGGCGAAAGAAAATGTTAAGCGCATGAGAGACACCAGGGAAAAGGCAGCCATGCGGATCAAGATCCGTAAGGTCATCCGGGACCTGGACAAGCTCTTCTCCAGGGGAGATAAACGGAAGAATGTCAAGGAGGGTATGCGGGATCTCGCGGCTACTGCTCTGGCATCCGCGGAGGTGCTCTTCACGGAGAATTATGGCGAGAACGACATGATCCGCAATGGCATCACCGTAGACCTTTCCGCGCGAGAGAGCGATCTTCTCAATCAGGCCATCGACATCCTTGCCCAGCTGGACAACCCGCCTGCGGACCCTGCCGGAATCGAGGCATGGTATGAGCAGGAGGTTGCGCTGAAGCAAAAGCTTTCCAGGATCAAGCATCAGCTGAAGGAAGTGTTTGAGCGGCAGCGGAACAAAAACGACAGCATGACTGTCAAGGAATTGCTCCAGCAGCTGGCGAATGCTTACGCAGACCTGATGCAGTCTGAGGACAGCTACATCCGGGACGCATTCGATGAGAATGTGTATGAGCACCTGCTCACGATCATGGAGGGCCTTGGGTACGCAAAGGCTAAGGATATGCGCCTTGACCAGCTGGAAGCCTTGTACGATGCCTACAAAGCGGTCCTGACTACTGTGCGAAACGCAAACAAGCTCTTTGACGAGTCCGTCAAGGAAACGAGGCAGGAGCTTGCGGAAAAGGTCATGATCGAGGAGAGCCTTGCGGCAAGACGGACCCCCAAGACCAAGCTGGGGCGGACCGTTGAGAAATTCGCATGGGACAATCTGAAGCCTGTATATGCGTTTGAGCGGCTCGGCTCCGCTACGCTGTCGAAACTTTACGGAAATATCCGGAAGGGCCAGGACAGCTGGGCGGTCGATATGAGGGATGCCGACCAGTTCCGGCGGGAGGCTCAGAAGAAGTACGGTTTTGACAGCTGGGATATGGACAAGGTATACACCTTCAAGACCAACAGCGGTGCGGACTTCAAGCTGACGCTGGAGCAGATGATGAGCATCTACGCATACTCCAAGAGAGAGCAGGCCTATGACCACATGATGAAGGGCGGCTTTGTCTTTGATGATGCCACCACGACCACGGTCACGAAGATGGGAATCCCCATCGAGATGCTGAACGAGGATGCATCCACCTACAAGGTGAGCATGGAGACCCTGTCTCAGATCGTTGGCGCACTCAGCCAGGAGCAGGCGAGCTTCGTTGACGAGATGCAGGACTATCTTTCCTCTACCATGGGAGAGAAGGGCAACAGTGTGAGCATGAAGCTCTACGGCATCAAGCTCTTCAAGGAGAAAAACTACTTCCCTCTGAAGTCCGCCGGACAGTACATGGAAAAGGCCAAGGAGGCGGACCTGAAGAAGGAACAGGGACAGATCAACCTGGCAAGCTCCGGCTTTACAAAGTCTGTGGCCCCGAAGGCAAGCAATCCCATCATCCTTTCCGGATTTATGGATGTTTGGTCCGGCCATGTAAACGAGATGAGCATGTATCACTCCTTCGTGCTTCCTATGGAGGATTTCCGCAGGGTATACAACTACAAGACCCCCAATGAAGCGGAAAGCGCAAGCGCATCTGTAAATGCGGCCATTCAGAACGCCCACGGCAAGGCAGCTACCGCATACATCGACCAGCTGTACCGGGACCTGAACGGCGGCGCGCTGACGGACCCCCGGGAGGGCATCGCCAAGGCCCTGACCGGAAAGTTCAAGAAGGCCGCTGTCATGGCAAGCCTGTCCGTGGTGTTCCAGCAGCCCTCCGCCATCGGCAGAGCCTTTGCGGAGATCGACATGAAGCACTTCGAGAGCTTTGGCTTGGTCCGTGGTGTTAGCAGAGCAGTGTTCAAGCATAAGGATCATGACAGACAGTGGGCGGAGCTGAAACGGTACGCGCCTGTTGCGATGATCAAGGAGATGGGCTACTTCGACACCGGCATGGGCCTGACCGCCAAGGAGTATCTCCAGGCCAAGGAATACAACGGCATCAAGGAAAAGGCAAAGGCACTCTTCACTGACGGAAAATACCGGGACGAGCTGCTGGGCAAGGCCGCATCCGTAGCGGATGAGCTGACCTGGGTGGAGATCTGGAGGGCCGTTAAGAATGAGACCGCCGCACGGAATCCGAAGATGGACAAGACCAGCGAGGAATTCCTGAAGATCGCCGGAGACCGTTTCTCCGAGGTCATCGACAAGACCCAGGTCTACGACTCGGTGCTGGCGAGGTCCGCAAACATGAGAAGCAAGAGCCTGTTTATGAACATGGCAACCTCCTTCATGGCGGAGCCTACCACAACGATAAACATGATCGAAGATGCCCTGCGGAAGGGCGCAAAGGGTCAGAAGAAGTATGCCGCCAGGGTCATGGGCGCAGTCTTCTGCTCCATCGTTCTCAATGCGGCCCTGTCTTCTCTGGTGTACGCAGGCCGGGACGATGACGAGGACGAGACCTACCTGGAGAAGTACCTCTCCAGGTTCCTGACCGAGATCATTGACGGAGTGAACCCGATCACCTATATCCCCTTCCTGAAGGATGCCTGGAGCATCGCGCAGGGATTCGATGTGGAGAGAGCGGACATGGCCCTGATCTCCGACCTGATGGATGTGATGAAGAAGCTGGTGCAGCTCCTGGATAAGGACACCTCTGAAATGAATGAGGATGCGCTTCGGGAGCATCAGAAGGCCGTCAGGCAGGGCTGGATGAGCGCATTGGATGTGATGGCCAGCCTGCTTGGAATCCCTCTGAAGAACGCAAGAAGGGAAGTCAAGGGCGCAGTGAATCTGTTCGGGACTCTGAAAAAGGACCTCGGTGGACGGAAGACCACCTGGGGCAGCCTGGGCGATGTGCTTCAGGCGGACATCCAGGACACGATCCCGGTGTGGGGCTGGCTCAAGGGCGAGACCAAGGGCGAGAAGCTGTATGATGCGATCGTGCGAGGGGATGATGCCTATGTGGAGCGGATCATGAGCACTTATGCGGACAAAGACAAGGCGGAGGCTGCTATCAGGGTTGTGATCAAGGATCGGTATATTGCCGGAGATGTGTCCAAACTGGACGCACGGCAGATGCTGATCAATTACGGCGGTGTGGATGTGGTCAAGGCTCATTGGACTATGGACGAGTGGGACTATGATAAGGAAAACACATCCGAAGGCAGCGATGGATACGGCAAGTATGACCGCTTCTTCTCCGCCGTGGAATCCGGAGTGGACCTAAAGAAGGTCATCAGCGAATACACCAGCAACGGTGTAGACGACGAGACCCTCCGCAGACAGATCACTGAGCATTTCAAGCCGCTCTATGTGGACATGAGCGCAAGTGACCGGGCAGGGATCAAGGGATATATCCTGAATGCAATGGAAGCCTGCGGTCAGGACCGGGAAAAGGCAGAGCTTAACCTGATGAAGTGGGACTTCGAGGCGAAGTACGGCTATACCTGGGATGACCGGGGCGATGCCTACCGCAACGGAGCCATCACCGGGACTCAGCTGGTGAACGAGCTGATGACGATCTCCGGCAAGACAAGGGAAGACGCGGAGCTTTCTGTGGAGGTCTACGACTGGCAGCGGGATATCCCCAACTGCGAGATCACCGCTACAGGCGTAAAGGACTATCATGAGAACTGCGAGAGTGTCGGAATCTCCCGGAAGACCTTCTACACCGCATGGAGGTATTACATGGATACCTCAGGAGAGGTGGACGAGGAGACCGGCGAGAGCATCCCTTACAGCAAAGTTCAGAAGGTCATGCCATACATCGACGATCTGGACCTGACGGCGGAGCAGAAGACTGCTCTTGCTATGTGCTGGTGGGGCGCATCGACCGTAAGAAAATACAAGCTCTGGTAAACGGACAGGGGGGGATTACTGCAATCCTCCCCTGTTTGGTATCATGACTGAAGAATGGGAGGTTGATACCATGATGCAGGGAGACAGCTACAGCCTGGGTATCGTCATCCTCAATAATGCCGGGTCCCCTGTGACTCCGGCGGATGTGAGGGATGTTGAGATTACCATCGGGCATCTGATTAAATCTTACAGAAATGCAGAATTGACCTTCTCGGATGGATTGTGGTTCTTCCCGATCAGCCAGAAGGAGAGCTTTTCCATGTGGCCCACCAATGTGAAAGCGCAGGTGCGGGTTGCGTGGGCAGGCGGAGCCGTTGAGGGCAAGCCCATTTACGGCATCCGAAACGATGAAAGTTTGAGCAAGGAGGTGCTTTGATGGCACTTGCATACGGACAGGGCAGGTCCATCTCCGTAATGATGGCGGGTCCTTTTAACAGCGGCGGCGGTGTGGCGGCAAAACTGGCAAGCATCAGCCTGCCGGTTGCCGACTGGAAGGGCGGCGAGAGCCCGTACCACCAGAGCGTTACCGTTGACGGAATCAGCGTCAACAGTGTGATCGATATGCAGCCGACCGTTGAGCAGATCGAGATGCTTCACAGCACCGCTCTCACAGCGGTAAATGATGCCGGAAGCGTTACGGTTTACGCTATTGGCGATAAGCCCACATCTGATATGACATTCCAGGCAACTCTGATGGAGGTGGTATCCGAATGATTCAGGGAAATGTAATCGGAATGAACAGCCATCGTGCTGACTGGGACCAGACCGACGCTACGAAGCCGGACTTCATTAAGAACAAGCCGGATGTTGCGACCGTCGATTATGTCGATAGCAAACATCTGCTGAAGACCGTGAATGTTCCCGCTTCCGGATGGAGGGAAAGCGGCGCTGGAGGCTACACACAGGGCATCACCGTCAGCGGTATTCTTCCGACAGATACGCCTCATTACGGTGTGGTCCTTTCCGGCACTACTGATGACATGATCGCACAGCGTGACGCATTCGCACTGATCGACGATCTTGATACGGCGAACAGCGTTATTACGCTGACCTGCCTGGAAGAGAAGCCTGAGATTGACCTGACGATCCACCTGGAGGTGAACCGCGGCGGCGGCAACGGCGGCAGCGGCGGGGCTTCCGTAAATCTTGAGGAGCTTTATCAGGCTTCCATGGGGGAGGAATACTGATGGCGGATGAATATGTAGTATTCCGAAAGGAAGATGTGGAGGCGCTGGCGGAAGCCA